GGTGGACTTACAATCATGGAATATTCAGCAAATACTTTTACACTGCCACCTCCTGAAAATAAATAAACATCACTACTTGGTTCATCTATAGCTATACCACTATAAGCACATGTTAAACTAACATTATCCGCACGAGGATAACCACCAGCATAAAATGGTACACCATCAAGAATGTGTAATCCGGAATTATTATCCGTAGAAGCTGTAATACCACCAGGGGAAGATATATATGTATTTGTTTCAGTAATAGCAAAACCATACCCAAGATAAGATAAACTCATGTCATTAGGCTTATCAACTCCACCTACGGTTATTGAAGAATTGTCTGACATGTGTAATCCATTTCCTATACCGGCCATTATTGATACAGAGCCTTCTGATAAAATATGTATATTATTCTGAGAATATAAACTAGCACTTGAATTTCCACTCAATTCCAAATCTGTAGTCGCGGAAACAACTATGTTGGCATTGGGAGATTGTATGTATACCCCGTTTTGACCCGTCATATTTATTTCCCCATCTGATGAATTTATAAGAGTCTTATTTTCAGTTAAGGCTATATAATTTGCTCCAGTTTGAGGGTCTCCGTATGATAAACTAACATTATCATTAATTGGACTATTTATATCATTCCCCTCATATACATTGAATCCAGCTCTAACTCTAAGACCAGAGAATCCCCCACTCTCATTACCATCTCCTCCACTCAAAGTTACTCCACCATAACCTTTAAAGTAAATTGACGACAGAGCCATTAAACCAAAGGATGAAGTATTAGCATCTATATCCCCATTAGAAGATAACGTAATATAGTCATTAGCCAGAATATTTATACCATCGCCTAAAAGTTCGAGAAAATTCACAAACTCAGAGCTTGGTAGTCCAGTTTCAGGGTTAGCCTTTACCCCTATATGTAAATTTTTTTCAGAAGATTCTTCAACGTATGTGATGTATGGTATGCTACCTAAAGGCTCTCCATTTAAGAGAAACTGACCAGTGCCGGTATTTATGTTTACTCCTGTCCCGGAATCAATTGTTACTCCACCAAAACTTCTTAGTTTTGCAGAGTCTATACCAAATATATCCACATCAGCAGAAAACAATTCTAAATCAAAATCAGCGCTTAGCTTTAGATTTTGTACGGCCTCTCCGGCAAGGTTAAGACCTAAATCAAGCCGGTGATCAGCTTCGTTATAAGTTATATAGTCTAAGTTAGGCTTATTGAGTATGGCACTAACCCCGGCTGTAGCATTCCAGTCGGAATTTACTGCCTTGCTGTCCACGTACTGCAAGCTGGCTTTTTTATCCAACTCGTCTTGCAGTCCTTCGAGCGAAGTAAGCGGTATCTTGTCATCCTTGTGTACGAACGAATCGAGCCAGTCCCAAAACTGTGCCTGAGTTGGCTTTAAACTGGTTTTAAACCAGTTTTTTATTGTATTAATAGATTGTTTTGCCATATATTTTATACTATTTTTATGATATGATAACCAACAACATATGGCATGCGGTTTTCGTGCGTTTTTTCGGCGGATTTCCCTGAAACTTGCCTGAAAAAATGCGCCGATGGATCGTCTGGAATCCATCCTTCCTGTAGAGAACCAGATCCATTTACAAAAGAATTATACCCAAGATCAACCTGAAAATCAGGCAAACCAGACTCCTGTTTTGTCAACAATACCTCATTTTTACCGCCCCTATTACCTACCGCTCCGTAATTTTGCTTTACTTTCCCGTTTTCTTCGCGTTCATCGATAACATTTACAGGTGTGTTATTCGATGCTGAATCAAATCCAATCGTCACTCTACCTCTACGATCAGGAAGTGTACCATAACCCTCAACGAAATCACCGTTACACAATCTCCAACCTACCGGAAGAGGTAGTGGGTTATTAATAATATCATAGTCTATTATTGCACCGCGCGGCATAACTAAAAGTCTTACGGCATCAAGTTCAGCTTTTGTCGCAAATGTGCTTACAATTTCTGCAATAGATTTTGTTCGCACGAATGAACTCCACAAGTACGTATCAAGACCTCCAACATTATTACCAAATTCCACATATCTGTTAACTAATGCTTCTGTATATGTATCATATTCCGCGACAATATTAGATTTGACTTCCCTAATCCTCACTGTACTTGTATCAGTTCCTACACCTCCCATAAATGGCAACAACTCACCAGCAATTACAACATATCCGGATGCGTATGTATTAGCTCCCTGTAGTTCGCATCCAGAAAGAATTATATTACCAGTTCCAAGTGCTACCGAAAATCGATATGGCAACTTAATTATATTTTGTAAAAAGTCAAGTACCTGCGTACTTAATGGGAATCGTTTTTTTTCATTTATGAAATTAATAGAGTTCATATATTGCCTTTTTAGATGATAGTTTGTAAGTATTTACTAAAGCGCGAATTATATTAAGATTATCAACTGTATTCAAATCAGTCGGAACACGCACAATAAAATCAGGAAATTTTGTCATTGTTTCTTCGTCCCAAACGAATACAACTTCAGGTTGATCAGCAATAATTAATTGCTCGTATAGTTTTTCTTCATCCACGGCATATTTCCACATTCCGGTATAAACAGCATCAACTATCTGAAAATCTTTTGAGCGCGCAGGGAAAGCATCGTTCAGAACTTTACGTAAACGGCACACCTGGCCGTTGTGGTTTAACAAGTAAATATTTTTATCGCGATTGCTAAAAAATTCAGTCTGAACCGACTGTAACGGAAACAATAATATACGCACCCATTCCACCAACAATGCGCTGCGCATCATCGTAGGCAGTAAGATAATGCCTAATTTTGTTATATTAATCGGATACAGTTTCATATACAAGGTAATTAATCGTTAAGTCAGCTGCATCGTATATTTTCATATATCCGGCATCCGGAGTTATGTACGCGTCAATATCATCATAGTTTTCGCCATTATCTGTACTTATTTGCGAAACCTTCAGTTCGCTCATGACTACGCCATCAAGTGCGTTCAACGAGTTCCGAAGCGCATCGTGCCGAAATTGTCCGTTAAACTCCAAAGCTGCTATAAAATCAGAAACAGCATCGCGAACAGTTTCCGTTCCGGTCACAGCAGAAATACCTTCTGAATTAAGAACCATTGGGTCATAATAAATATCTATAACGGCACGGTAATGATCAGCGTCGCGATTAATTATCTGAAGCTTCACGCCTGCATACTTAATCTCTTTAAAGTAAGCTTCTAATCCCGCTTTCTGATCATCGCTAAGTTTAGCTGGTTCTGCCGTTGCTACTTTCACATACACCACGTTTGCATTTTCTACTGCAGATGCATTTTTCACAACCTTAGCTTCCGAAATCTGAGAATCGGTTAAGTTTGTAGTATCGTAATAATCCATATCAGCAACAAGTTCGTATCCGTGCATATATTCCATTGCCTTATTTTTGTACCAAATAAGAGTTCCTGGACGTTGATTCTTAATGATTTCATCTGTTTCATTTTTGTGGCTTAAATTGAATTTCTCAGACATAAAAAGACCAAATGCTACTATGTATAACCATATACGTTCAACAGCAACTTTAGAAAATGTATTATCAAAACTATCACCTACAGCAAAACCGTATTTTAAAGCCATTACAGGTGAGTTCATAAACTCATCTGTCATTATTTTCTGATAATCCGCAACTGTCCGTGCCATTTTAATCTAATTCGTTGTTTGTTAACTAACAATAAAATCTATCTCAATCGCCCAATATCCTATACCTGCTGATACTGGTACCTCACCCGTAAACCCTGTCGCCGGGTATAGCTTTTTATTAGCATAATAAGTAGCTATAGCTGTATTCACAACAGGAGGCACAGCCAGCTCTACGCCTACACCCGGGTCATCCGTCAGGCTAACGCCATTCAGCAAAGCGAAATCGAAAGCCGCCTCGGGGCTGCCACAGGCCTGTATAGCCAGGTCGATAAATGTTTGTCGCTCTTTAGCTTTCATAATTTGCATCAACTACCAGTTTACCACTTGAATTAAACCCACACAAATTCACCACCTGTCCATCTTCCCGAAGGTTTACACGAATTTCACGAAGCAAGTCCGAAGGGTCATCATCATCAACAAACGAAGCCAGTCCGACACCCAGCGTGGGAGCTTCTTTTATTTCGCCTTTCTGAGCTAATATAATAGTTTGTTGATTTTGCCGGGTCACATCACCAATCTGAAAGCCGGAAACTATTTTCCATTCAGCATCCCGAACGACTTTAATATCCAACTCCATGTTTTCAGTCAATAATATGCCTTTGTCTTTTGCCATCAGTGTTTAATTTTTTTGTTTTGAATGTCCGCTTTATTCGTTATCTGTAATTGAGAACCCGCCCATGTCGTTGTAATTGCTTTTAAAGCAGCTCCACCATCGCTGGGAACTGTTACCCACGTACTAAATGCTGTTTTCAAATTATTAATGTCGTTTTCAAGTACATTTATCTTGCTTGTAAGCTCTTTGACTTTTACAAGCCCTTCATTTTCTCCACCATCAAACACCACGCTTTCAACCTCAGAGAACATCTCAACGAATAGCTCATCACTACTACCAATCCGGCTAATAATAACTGAAGATTTATTAACCGGTGTTATTACACAACCTTTTTTTGCATCGTCACCATCACCAATCGCAGCACGTTTTCGTACTTCAGTATAAAGTGTTCCGGATAAATCTTTTACATCAATATAATCTCGATCCGGATAGTTATTCTCGACAACGCCCAGGAATGTTTTTTGATTTCCATTACCAAGCATTTGAATTTGTTTTATAATTTTTTCTTCAGGTGTCATAACTTCACTGTAAATTCAACCGTTCTACGTCCACCGCCTGTATCAGCCTTCACTGTTGTTTTTGTTATGTAATAAGTTCCATCGCGCTCCTGGTACTTTGGGTCAATTAGTTTTCCTTTCATCCCAACCACTGCAAATGGTTGTAAAAAAGTGGTTATCTTACCTTCGTAACCTGAATACTTATACTTTTTTATTTCTTCAGTAGCCAATTTTTTAAGCTCTGACACACTGGAGACATTATAAAAGAAAAGTGTTCGCTGACTTCCTTCTTTATCTCCTACCTCAGCTTCAACCTTTGTGTTGTCCGGCTTAATCCAAACGGCTTTTATTTTAAGGCTTACATCATCAGCACTTCTATATTTAAGGTCATCGGCATTGATTGTATTATAACCAAGTTTGTATCTTACCGTCCCGTTGTCTATAACATAAGCAAGTCCGGCATACAGTGTTTTCCCCATAAAGAAAACAGCCACTCCATACTTTTCCTTCAGCATCTGTAAAGCTTCAAGACAGGTGATATTTGCCGGGATAATGTACTTAGTAAAATTGATTGCCGGTATATTATCGCTCAACACTATATCAGTGCCTTTTATAATGTAATTCAATACATCCAACATGGTAGTCTTTGCCCAAGTTTTTGTTTCGCAATGCCTTCGCAATTGAAATTCGTAACCTTCGCATTCAATTTCAAGCGGAGTTTTATAGTTTATCCGATAAATAAAACCTTCCAACTCAAGTTTAAAATCATTGTTGTAAGCCAACCAAATACTAATTTTGTCACCTCGATTGAACTGCGTAGCCGTTTGAACGCTTTCACCGACTTTCTTATCTTTATACACCAACCTTGCTGATGCTGGTATGCGAATTTTAGCAGGCTGATTAATTTTAAAAATGTCATGTTCAGCCTCAACATAATGGAACGAATCAAAGGATATTTTTTTTCCATCAAATTGACGAACTATTTCAAAATGTCCACGAAGCTTAACGTACATTATTCAATTATCAGTTTAAATTCAATATCACTTACCAAATCGCACTCAAATGCCTGCATATTTTCAAATCCTTTTACTTCAGGAAATTTCAGATTTTTCAAAACTACTTTTTCATTATCCTCAAACAATAGCGATGTCCTTGCATTCTCAATTTCGAGCGATTCACTTGTTTTATACAGCTGCCTAAGCTCTAATACTTGCTGATCAGGATAATCCATATCAGGTGAAATAATGATGCCTTTCACATTTATTTCCCAGTCATCAATTGAAATTTCTTCTTTTACAGAACCCTGCTGATTGACAAGCTGCGTTTCAACTATTGTTTTTTTACTGACAATTGATGAAACTGTATTCTGAAGCATAAATTTTTTGCCATCAGACTTAATCAACCATATAGGCAGAAACACTTCATTACCGTTGTTATTTAGCCCATAAAAAGGTGAACCTTTAATATTATATTCACGACGTTCCGAAGGTTGTGCGAAGCTATATTCCGAAGATTCCGAACTTCCACCAAATATCTTTTTTTCAACTGAATTTTGCAGACCAAACATGAATTTAGCTGGAGTATACCCCCAAACACTCTTGAAAACATCTATTAAATCAAACTCGTTGAAATTATACTTATTCATCACTCCGTCGCTAAATTATTGGCACTATTCAATACCTGAGCCATTGTCTCAATAATTATATCTTTAATTTTTCCAGCACCTTCAGAAATTGTGGTTGATTGTACTGTAATACTACCTACCATTTCTTTATTTAGGTTAATGTTGATATTTGTTGGCTTACTTCCACCACCGGCAATGCTTTTTATTTTGTCATCCGGGTTAATTGTCGGATTTGGAGTGTTTGCACCTGCTAATGAAGAACCTCCACCAAGCAGTGAACTTGCACTTAAACCAGTAGCTTTGCTTTTAACGCCATTATTATAACCCTTTGCCATTGTTGATCCAATCTTAGAACCATTGTCAATAGCAGATTTTATTACAGAACCACCACCCATTGACATTACCCAGCCTTTACCAGCCTGAACCGCTCCATCTTTTACACCTTCCCAGTCTGCGGAAAAAACTGATTTTATGATTTTTCCAAGCCCTGAAAACATGTCAATCACTCCTTTTATAGTACCAACAACAGCATCCTTAATGAATGTTATAAATAATTTGAATGTTTCCCAAACACCCATTACTGCTCCCCTGAACCATCCAAATTTATTCCAGGCAATAACGATCATGGCAATTAAAGCAGCTATTCCGGCAATCACTAACCCCACCGGATTAAGCATCATTGTTCCGTTTAAAATCGCTTGGGCAATTGTCCAAAGTTTAATGCCCCAGGTAATCAATTTGAATGCTGCGAATGCTCCTAAAGCTACCGCTGTAAGTTGTAAAAGCATGTCGGAATTACGACCAACCCAATCAACCATTGGCATCAGGAAGTTCATCAAACTATTGGCATACGGCAAAAGTTTTAAACCAATTTCAGCACCGGTCTGCCGTAGAGTTCCAACCAGTGTCGAAAACTTTCCGGAAGCCGTTTGGCTCATTTTATCCATCATACCAAAAAATAACCCGCCTTTGCTTGTTGCATGTTGAAATGCAGCTTCAATCATTGATGCGGATATTTTTCCACCTTCCATTTCTTTGCGAAGAGTAGCCATGCTTTTACCGGTCATTTTTTGCAGTTCCTGAAGCGGGTTAAACCCGGCATTAATCATCTGCAATAAATCCTGACCCTGTAATTTACCGGCACTGGACATTTGAGAGAAAGCAAGTGTCAAAGAACTCATTTTGTTGGCATCACCCATGGCAATATCACCAAGCATTTTCAGATTAGGCAAAATCTTTTCAGCCGAAGTACCAAACGAAAGCATCATTTTAGCATTATCAATAAGTCCTTTGTTTTCGTATGGGGTGTCATTGGCAAACTTATTAATGCCGTCGAGCATTATTTTTGCTTTTTGAGCACTACCAAGCAATACATCGAAACTTATTTTTGATTGCTCCAAATCGGCTCCCATCTTCACGATAGACTTCACGCCCTGAAACAATGCCATAGCACCAACCATATTCCGGATACTACCGGCTAAATCATTTGTACTATTATTTGATTCGCGAACGCGATCAATATAACCTTTCCATGATTGTTCGGCTCTCTCGACTGCGCGTCTGGCAATAACCATTGCTCTTTCGGTAGCATTGCCTATAAAATTTGTACTTCGCGATACATTTTCGGCAGCACGTGAAGCGTTTCTTAAAACGCCACTTAGCATGTCACGTGCTCTTAATATGTATTCAACACCGGTACTCATTGTTTATTTGCTTCAGCTTCTTTTTTACGGATATAATCAAGTTGAGCCACTTTATCAGCCCATTGTTTGTCGGTTAAATGCGAGACATCGTAACCTAAGTAGTATTCTAATTGAGTCGACAATAAGCCGACCCAATCACTCTGTACATTAGCCGAAGCCTCGCTTAGAAGTTTTTTAGTTCTGTCTCTTTGAACTCAATCAATTCGCCGGCTTTGACACAAGCATTCATCCAAAGAGCTTCATCTTTTCTAATTTCTTCAGAACCTCCCAACCAGCAATTAGTTAATACAGCTTCACCGGTTTTCATCAGTTTACCCATATTCATTTCAATGTCGCTACCATCGTTTTCGCCTTTCGACATTTTAAACGACATTTGACTGAGCGCATAGCTGGTTGTCTGACGGTCAATTTTTCGAACATAAGCGATGTGGCCATCTACAATTACACCGTGAACTTTGCCGTATTTAGCTTTCCATTGTTCAATTTGTTCGGGCGTTACTTCGCCCACAAGAATTACTTTTTCCATGATCAATAAGGAGATGTTGTGTTATACTTGATTTTTTTGGTAAATAATGGAGTAGTTATTTCCATAAATTTCGCGCCCTGTTCCATGGCTTTTTCAATTTCCATAAACTGACAACCTTCGCAAATATCAGTTACGATCTTAGCACCGACACTGTTTTCAGGAATATACGAATGAACAATTGTAAATGGTGGAATTTTAAAAGGGTCACCACCTCCGGCTGATATAATCGCTTCCATTTCCGATTGCAGTAATTTTACTTCACTCGAATACTTTTTATTGCCATAACCCACATCAACAGGCTCATCGCCTTCAGCGTAGATAGGTTCAATCTCACGCTCTGATTTGTACTTAAATCCGGTTATCCCGGTTACAAACCGACCGCCCATAAAACAGCGGTATTCTGACCAACTATATGCCATATTATTAATTATTTAATGATTTAATATGCTAATGTGCCAATTGTGCTTGTGCTATAATTAGCATATTGGCACATTGATAATTGGCATATTATTTTAAGCGTTTACAAAACTCAATACAACTTCAATTGGATTCAAATATCCTTTTGGAGTAATGTTGAGATAAATTTTCTGAGCAGCACCCGAAAGAATATCAATCGTTCCGTCAATTTGAGCCGTGAATTTCGATATTTCACCCAACATAGCATTGTTCACCTGATTCTCTATCTTTTGCTTAAGATATGCACATACTGAAGCGTGAAGCGTTCCATCTTCATTTACTTCGACATCATCGTCAAGCTCTTCAACGTAGGTATTGTAAGCTATTTTCAGAGCCTTGTCGATTATGCGGATACGAGCAATCATATTCAGATCATCGGTTGCAGCTGTAGCCGTAAAATCACCATTGAAGTAATATCCGGCGCGACCAGGGAACTGGCGCGCTATAATATAACCTTTGTCGTGAATTGTACCTAAGTCCTCACGTCCGGCAATGGCTAAACCATCACTCAAGTAAGCGGTGTCAACAGGTAATGCACCATTTTTTACACGCGATATTTTACGCTGAACGGCGCTGGCTGCCAACTGACCAAGCACTGAACCAATAGAGGCTGATTCATCATTCTTTGACGAAAAAAGAACCGTACTGGTACGATAATTTGATTCGGCATGTAAACTGGCCAATGCATCCGCATCGGTCATTTTCCGACCTTCAACAACCAGGACAAAAGGCATAATTTTGGCCAGGTAATCCATGGCCAACACCTGGCCTTTGGTACGTGCCAGTTTCACCTGCGAGTCAAGTCCGTCAACAGTAGCACCACCATCGGCAGTAGCAGCAATACCCAAAGCTACAATTTCACCATTTGCCTTATTTAGAATCAATTTTGCGGGGCAAATCTCAAGTGTAGAGTCTACCATTTCAGAAAGCTTAGTAGTAGCAGCCACAAGCATAATCCAAAGCTTTGCACCTGTACCTGATATTGCATAAAACTCAGTAATATGCCTGTAAGCATTGGCGTTCGATGTCTCACTAATACCCAACTCATTTGCTCCATCGGTGGAGTAAATAGCTTTAGGTTCATTAAGCGCAATTTTATCGGCAACGGCAACGCCTGGCAATATCATTGCAACAGTATTGTCGTTTGCTTCCGACACTAAGCCAAGTCCGTTACGGACAAGACTTATAGATACGTTTGGTAATCCAGCCATGGCTTACAGAGTATAATGTTCGGGTTTTTTACCTACTTTTTTACTGTGTTCAGATGCAAGATCGGGCTTAGTAAACCAATAGCCTTTAATCGGGCAACGCCAAATTTCTTTGATGTATTGCGATCTCATTAATCCTTCAGCTTCAGCTGAAAAATCAACATCAGGCTTCGCAACATCTTCGGTAGTAGCTTCCGGAGCATTCACGTTCTCAACCACCTTCGTAGTTTCGGTAGTAGTTCCCGGTGCGTTCGCATCTTCAACTACTTTTGCAGTTTCGGTAGTAGTTCCAGGAGCGTTCGCATCTTCAACCACTTTTGTAGTTTCGGTAGTAGCTTCCGGAGCATTCACGTTCTCAACCACCTTCGTAGTTTCGGTAGTAGTTCCCGGAGCGTTCGCATCTTCAACCACTTTTGTAGTTTCGGTAGTAGCTTCCGGAGCATTCACGTTCTCAACCACCTTAGTAGTTTCGGTAGTAGTTTTGTTTTGTTCGACAACAGGTGCCGTGTTTTTTTGCTTTGCCATTTTACTTTATTAATTTATAGCGTTTCAATATTAAATACACAAATAATAAGATTCCGACAATGGTAATAACAGCCACAATAGTAATCCAACCAGGCGTTTTAACCTCTGTTTTTGTATCTGTTGTTAGTTGCTGAGCTTGCTTTGATTGTCCTTTATCTTTCGTTTTATCCGCTTTTTCACTTTCCGAGTTATCAGTTAGCTTTTGCGCGTTATTTTCCTGAGACTCTGAACTTGCTTGCAGGTTCTTTTTTTCGCCTCTTTTCGTTTTACGGTTTGTTGTTTCCGTTTCAGTTGGGTATTGTTTTCCGGTGCTATCAGGAGCTGAGTACTTCGTTTTAGTTGTCGTTTCGTCAATCGTTTCGTCAGTAGTAGTTTTATCTGAAGTAACATTCCTGGTACTACCCGAATGTTCATTAAACTCGTTGACTTTAAGCTTCAACTTTTCGTTACTTTCAGTACTTAAGTTTGCTTCCGTTGTAGTTTGATGCTTTATTTTATCAACCTGTTTAGTCGTTTTACAAGCTACTAAACTCATGATAAGAAAAAAGATAAGTACAAAGAAAGGGAGTAGCAAAATTTTATACGGGTTTCTTCTTATTGATTTAGCCATCTTGATACTTTATAAATTTGAGATTTTAAACGTCTCTTTCGATATACGCCGTCACCTTCACGTGAACCGGCATCGTTAGTATTGCCCTCAACAGTTATTGCATAACTCACACCTTCAGCCCACTCATCAACAAAACCCACATGAGCAATTCTATTTTTACTTTGAAACCAAATTCCAAACACATCAGCTTTATCCGGGCTTCGATTATTCTTTTCACCTTTTGTGTAAATTGTATTTGATTTCGGAAACCAGTTTGGAGAATATCCACTCACTACAGCTTTTACATTTGCTTGTTTAAAAGTCCATGTGATAAATGCTGCGCACCAGGGATTTCCCTTAGTCAAGTTTGCAGCTTTCAAATATTCAACTACACGAGCACCATCGTTTTTCCCGGTCAGCTCTCTGACTCCAATTTCAGCAGTATAAATATCAACTACGCGTTGTTTCAGTTGAGCGTGTACGACAATGCTGTTAGCGTAAAAAGCAATGACAAAAACAAGCCGTATGCAAATTTTATTTTTTCCCATGATGTTAGTTTTTGAAATTCTATTTTCAAATCTGCTTTGAGAAATCTACCGGCAGTACCAAATACCATATTGAGCAACACCCACGAAACAGATACATAAATAAGCAATTGCAGAACTGCGAAAATCGGCACCTGAAAAACACCTGCATCGTACACAGCTGAAGTTGGATCGAACCACCTTAAAACCGTAATACTAAAAATCCAAACAGCCAGTGCTGCCGGTATGGTAAGTAACTCAGGATATTTGCGTAAAAATTTAATAATCGTTTTCATTTACAATTTAATAATCGTTGTTATTATGTTTTCCAAACCCGAACCAACCAAAAGCAATACAGCCCCAACAACCACCCAAAATGCTGTTTTATGAGTAGCAAAAAAAGATACAACTTCAAGACCTTTAAACCGAATCTCAGTAGCCTCTTTGTTTTGATTAATAGCATTAAGCAGTTGCGTATGTCTTAACTTGTCGCTTTTGTCTTTTTCGCTGAATTTGTTATCTACCATTTGAGCTAAAAGTTTAATAGCAATACCCGTTTTACTTGTAGTGCCGTTTAAAACTGTCTCAATAGTTTTTTGTAATTCTTCACCCATTTTTTTTGAATTTAAAAGTTGGTGCAATATCAGGTTCTGGCTTTGGTGAAGTTTGTCTTATTATCGTTTTTGCATCGTCAACCGACGTTGAAAAGTCTACGCGAAACATTATATAGCGAGTACCATATTGAGGCTTAAATTCAGTTACACGAACTAAGGGGCTAAGCCCAGGTATTGATAAACCTTCAAAGGTTTGGAACAAATCATCAAAGCGGTCGAGAATTTCGATTGTTTCATCTTCACGTTCCGCCCCTTTGAAGCTATCAGTAACTAAATTTAAATACAAAAAGAAACTAACAATACCTTCACCTATTTGCGTATGCTCCAACTGGCTTTTAAACCTGAAGTCTGAGAACTCAACTAACAAAGCCGGCAATGGCAACGGATAAGTATCCTTTTCTTTCTGAAACTGCCCTTTCTGTAAATCTTTCGATTTTAAGTAAGTGAGTTCCGTAGCCTTATTGCGGATTGCCTTATATATATCGCTTCGTTTCATTCTTTGAGTTTAAACCAATCATTGTCTCCCGAAACCGGGAGACAATGAAAGGACACCTATGAAAAACTAACTATTTTTTAAACTGATTTAGCCTGATAGATCATAGCGGAATAACGCTGTGAATCTTTTGTGAAATCAGCCTTAGAACGGTGAGCAAAACCAAACTCAGTGGCGCGACCTGTTGGGTTCTGGGATTTGTTCACAAGGAACATTTCAAACGCTCCACCGGCATAAAATACCTCTTCTTTGCAGAATACAAATCCGGCAGGTACAACGTCGCCAGTAATAACAGCACCCTGTGCTGCTTTTGCTGAAGCAGCAATATCATAACAAACAAGACTATTGTCTGAAGCTTTGTGAATTTTGAAGTTATAATATTCAACTACGGAAGGATTGATAACGCCATTATTCATTTGCATACCCAACTGCGCTTTCAGGATTGAGTTATTCTCAACCAAATCCCACCACAAGTCAGATGGCAATACAAGGTTACGTCCACCCGGAAAACCATGTTTATCCAAAATTCTTGCAAGATTAAGAATATCTTCCAATGTCAACGATTTTAATCCTGCTCTGGCCGGCCCGGTAGTAGGAATGATGATACGTTTATTTCCGGCATCAGCAGGAGCAAAAGCATAAGCGGCATCATTGATTTCTTTTAGTACAATAGCCTCAGCCGATTTCTTTGTGTAATACTGAATTTTGTCGAACGTTAACGCATGCATATTGATATTACGCATTTTGTAGTTCTGAGAGTCGTAATAATCCAACGATACATCGTAAGTTGTTTCGCTTGGCTCTACGCTATCAATATCCGTAGTACGGTTCTTGTAAACATTAGGAGCAGCACCCGCTTCAGGAAATTTCAACGTCTGCCCATCAGCCACAAATGAACTTAAATCCTGAGCATCTTTAAGCCAGGTATCAATCTTCACATATTCTTCCTGTAAAGATCGAATAAACACAATTTGTTGTGTATCCAACACAACCGGAGGCATGGCAATCAACATCCCCATTCCACCAACTACACTAACACCACTAAAAGCGGCAATTGCTCCTATCAATCCAACGATAAGTAAGCAACCAAAAACAACAATCCTTTTCATACCTTTCAAACTAATTTATATTTATACTTCATATTCACTTCGCAACGCAATTCGCAGGCTTCGCATTCAATTTACACCTCTGCAGTGGTAGAAATACCTAATCTTTCGCTTTCTTTCAAAAATGCAGCTTCTAACACCTTGTATTTATCCGGATCATTTTTCTGCATCAGCATCAAAGCTTCACGGTCTTTCTTGTAATAATCAAGATAAGTCCATTTAGCACGTTCGTCACCACTTTGTTCACCATGATTTCCACCAGATAGACCTGCTACAAACGTCTGAAGCCCATCAGCACCCTTCAACAATTCAAGTTGTTTTTTAGTGCCATCATAGTCCTGCAATGCACCGGCACGGTAAATTGCTTTTTGTGGCTCAGTAATCGCACCACGGTTAAAATGCAAAGCAACCAATGCATCCGCTTTCGCCTCAGCGGTTTCAGTTCCACCACCTGCCGGAGTCTGAACTTCGGGTTTTGTTCGTGCATCAAGCATTGAACTGGTTGTATCATAATCATTAAAGGCAAGCTTTTTCAGCGAGGCAATTTCGCCTTCCTGAACTACACCGCGCTCTTTGTGAAACATCACAAGGTTATCGGCAGCCAATTGTTTTGAAGCTGCAAGCTCAGCTTGCATTTGCTCAACTGTTTTTTCTACTTTATCCATTTTTGTTTGAGTTGAAATTAATTCCAATTTATATTCGCCACCTTCCGGTGTAGATAATTTTACAGCATTTTTTTGGCCAGGAATAGTAACCAGAGATACTTCAAGTAAATCCCATTTAGTTACCGTTTTGCGTGTTTGACCATTAATAAGATATTTCGGATCATCCGATTCTTCGAGTGGAATTATATTCAAACTAACAGCACTCATATAGCCATCTCTATATTTCCAATATAGCTTTACGGCATCTTCATCGTTTCTGTCAAACTCAACAACACCCGTAAATTTTCCACCTTCAAGTTTGAGGTCTGACCATTTACCCACAGGAATCATCCACGTGTTATGCTGTACACAACAAACCGGGTTTTGATTAAACCCATCCAAATTACCACCGCTAACAAGCAACCTCCAACCATAACGATTAACCGTTTCATCGCATATTATAAATGGAATAGTCAAAGCTCCATCCGGTAATTTTCTTTCCTGTTTAGCCATTTTATTCGAAATAATTTTCGACAAAGTAAAACCGAAAAAAACACAAAAAAAAATAGTTGATTTATAGCTGATAAGATTTTCAACAACTACTGTCACAGAACCAAACAACTACAAAACAAGCATTTTCAAAGCATGAAAAAAAATAAAACCTTTGTATCTGATTTTATTTATATTGTATAATACAAACTATTAAAAACCATGTAAATGCCTAAAATTTCACAAGCAGAACGCTTACAAAAAATAGAACAAGCCCGGCAGATGTACTGCAAAGGTTTCGATGCGCAAACCATTGCCGACATCATGGGCGATGTAAAAAAGCGAACGGTGGAGGATTGGATTCGTGAGTATGATTTTGAACGCTCAAAACGCTCTCAAATAATAGCACTTTCAGAAATTCGCAACTCTATACTCGAAAGTTATGCCGATCTACTGGATGGCAAGAAACCGAAAGTAACGCCAGACCAAGCCGCGAAGTATGCAACGGCATTTGAAAAGTTCAGCAGCAAAAAGCAGGTGCTTTCATACATGTACGAAGCTTTTGAAATGCTTAGCGAAGAGTATATGAAAGAAATTCAAATAGTAGACACACCAAAAGAAAAATCAATTATCCTAAGCGAACTCAGAGAGGTACGCTCGCGCATGGAAAGAGTATTAATTCGCCTCACTAAAGAAGTATTAGGAAATGATTAAAAACTGGTTTACAAAAGCATGGAGAATAATAGTTCAAACCTACATAGGCTACAAAGTACACAAACTTAAAAAAGAAGCCGATTTTGTAAGTTCAAAAATGGGTATCCAGATTTTTATAATCAAATACGAACGCGAAATTATCAGTGTCACTAAAGATTGGTTCACATATCAGAAACAACACGGTAAATTTCATAAAGATTTTACGGTTGAAGATTTAAAGAAAATCGCTTTCTACTATACAAAAAAATGACTACAAAAGAGTACCAGGAACTTTTAGAGCGTTTTATCGCACAATCCGATTTTATCCGTAGAGCTACTGTTGATTCTATCATAAAAGAAACAACACAGCAACAGGAAGATCGTATTGAATATCTTTTTCGGCCTGAAAACTACGGAGAGATGTTCAACTACTACTTTGGCAAAGACACCACCATACCCATGGCTGATAGCGATTGCTCCTGGTATCACAATTCTATTTATAAAGATTTGTATAATCAGGATTTTATTACGCTGTTTAACCTTATTTTTCGTGGTGGAGCTAAGTCAACACATGCCAATATGGGTTACGCTTTCGGCCTAAAGCAAACGAAAAAAGCCATGTTTCAACTCGTTGTAGGAGCTAACGAAGTTCGAGCTGCTATGTTGCTTCAGGACTTACAAGTTCAGTTTGAAAATAACGAGCGTATCATAAAAGATTTTGGACTACAAAAAAGCTATGGAAACTGGGCTGATGGTCAATTTGAAACTACCGACCGTTGTACATTTATGGCTTTGGGTATCGACCAACCTTTTCGCGGACTTCGTCAAAACGGTGTAAGGCTTGAATATGTGTCGCTTGATGACCTTGAAGATAAAAAGAAGTCAATGAATAAATCGCTTGTAAATGAGTATGCCGACAAGGTAACAGGCGATATACAAGGGGCTTTCTCTATCAATTCCGAACGCGCTATTATCAACAATAACTACTTTACCGAAAAAGGACTTGTTTATGAACTGGCAAAACGCAAAGGGTTTGACCTGAAAAAGATTGACACCAAACAAAACGTTATCCGGAAAGAGAAATATGCAAGTCTGTACATTGTCAATCTCACTACTAAGTATTACGATCAGATAAAGCAAACAGATGACTGGGAGCCTTCGTGGAAAGAACGTTATAGCAAGCCGGATTGTATTCGTAAAGTTGACCAATATCAACACGATTTAGCTACGCTTTCAGGAGAATTCTATAACACGCCTATAAACGTAGGTAAACGTATTAAAAAAGAGTGGATCCGAATGGTTAAGCCAAAACCATTTGACGAATACATTGTGATTGTTGGTAACTGGGACTTTGCGTACTCTGACCAGGCATGTTATAAATCATTAGCCACAATTGGCGTTCGCGATTTACACATGACAGTTATTGACCTGTTTTGCCGTCAAACAGCCGATATTGAAACCGCTTTGGAGTATCATTACACTCAAGCAAAAAAGATTGTACAAATAAACGGTTCTACAATCTATTATTTTGATGGTAGCGTATCGCAGGAGGCTATTTATTACCCGATACTTATACGCGCTGCCATAAAGCATAATTCAATAAGCATACCCATTTCGCAAAAAAGCGTAACGGATAAATACACAAAAATTGATACAACACTGGTCAGTGTGCTATTTACAGGAATACTTGATTTTAGCGAAGAGCTCGAAGAAAACCCGGACTGGGAAGAGGCAAAAGCCCAAATGTTGAATTTTGAAAAAGGCGGTAAATACCCGGTCGACTTTCCGGATGCGCTTACCGATGCAATTTTAAAGGCACAAGAATACCTGAACAAAGATGGTCAGGATGATAATAGTAGCAACGCACCGGTAACCGGTGAAGATGAAAGAGGAGGTTATTAATATGGCATTTTTGACAAAAGAAGAATTAAACACGGTTGGCGATCTTAATCTTATCGACCTACTAACCGATGTAAACGATGATATTGTAACCGATATTATCGATGAGAGTATTGATAAAATGAAAGGCTATTTAAGCCGGTTCTACGACATTGATACTATTTTCAATGCTACGGGTGATGCGCGCAAAAAATCAATCGTAAAACGTCTGAAGGACATAGTAATCTATGAGATATACGAACGCCACACACGCGAAACAAACGCCGTAGCCGGGCGAAGATATGCCGAAGCAATAGACTGGCTCGAAAAATCATATACCGGCGAACTGGGCGACCGTACGCTACCACCTAAAGTGGTAGAACCTAAAGAGAGTGAAGGAACAGCCGGAGACTTCCGGTTTGGTGGAGATGTGCAATATCAATCAAATTTTTAATCATGAGCAGCAAAAACAAACAAATAAAAAATCAGCTTCAGTTAGCTGCTAAAAGTAACAACACTGGTAGGTACGCAAAGCAACCGCCATTAACAGACACACGCGAGTCCGATAAGCTTGAAATTGATTATTTCCACCTGTACGAATCACTCTACCGGAAAGAAATAACCGACTGGCAGAATTCGCGTACCATTCGCTACGATCCTTTTAATCCGGTTACTTATCCGATACAGCAGCTTTATAAAGATTCCATGTTAGATAATCATCTTCAGGGAGCTGTTGAAAATCGTATTTTACGCGTCGTAAATAAAGAAATCGTACTTAAAGACCCTGAAGGGAAACAAGATATTGAACGCACCAAGCTATATCAAAAGCGTTGGATGCGACACATTGTACGTAAAGCCATGGAATCAAAAGCCTATGGTTATAGTATGATTTATATATCTGATTTTGAAAGTGGAAATATCAAAAAAATAATTGATATAAGCCGTGAGAATATTATACCGGAAAAAGGATTGCTATTGAAAGATGCCTACAATCCTTCAGGTATTGCCATTCGATATGCCGATTTTTCAAACTTCCTAATTTACATTCAGCTTGATTCAAACGCAGTTGGGTTCCTTGAACGTATCGCTCCAATGACTATTTTTAAACGTCATTCATGGGCTTCATGGGACGATTTTGAGCAAATATTCGGCGTGCCTATTCGTATAGCCCGAACTATGATCAATACCGAAAAACACAAGAACGATTTACAGCAATGGCTTTCAACCATGGGTAAAAAGTCATACGCTATTTTCGACAAACAAACTGACGTAGAGATTAAAGAGAACTCAAAAACAGATTCGTTTAATGTGTTCGACAGGAAGATTGAACGTATCAACAAAGAAATTTCAAAAGGCGTTGTTGGTCAAACCATGACCATGGACGATGGTAGCTCTCAGTCACAAGCTGAAGTACATCTTAAAATTTATCAGGAAATAACCGATTCCGACATAATGGATGTTCAGGACTGGCTTTCTGATGATTTTATTCCTGTATTGCGAAATTTAGGCTACGACATTCCCGAAGGATATTATTTTGAATTGGTTGAAAAAACCATTGTAAATCCAAAAGATAAAATTGATGTTGACGGTGTATTGATGCAAAATGGTTACAACTTCAAAAAAGAATACATCGAAACAACTTACGATGTAGAACTCGACGAAGAAAATCCGCGAAGTGAGCGAAGTCCACAAAATCAGTCACTCAGTTTTTTCGATTAACCCCGGACACGAAACTTCCCAAAGCTCTAAACTTTGGGAAAGTTCCTGAACCGGGGAAACTGGACACTGATGCGCTTTATTTCAACAATGATTTAAGCATTCGACAGTTAGCTATTTCCGAATATCCAAGCTTACAACTGGCAAACCGTCAGGTAGATTTAAACAGTGCCGTAGAGCAAATATGGCAGGGTAAAGGTTCAGAACTTATGCGCCCTATTTTCGACACGTACAACGACGATCTACATCGTGCCGTTGCATCCGATAACGAAGAAACTGCGAAGCTATTTAAAAACAACGTGAGCCGTTTGGCAGCTGCAAAGGCTAATTATACCATTCAGCAATTAGAACGCTGCAAAGCCGATATAAATGGTGTTGCGCGAAGTAAAGAAGAGTATCAGAAAGCTGCAAAAATTGTTATCGGCAGAGCCAACCGCGCTCAAGCTGCCGAATACAACACCACTTCGCACCGTTGTCGTGTAGCCAAACAATGGGCGCAATTTACAAAGGAAAAAAGACTTTTCCCAAATATCGAATGGCTGAGAACCCGTTCGGCAAATCCACGCGATACAAAGCCGGACGATCATCTTTCATTTGTTGGGCGGCGTTGGCACATTGACGATGATTTTTTAAAGAAGAATTATCCCGGTTGCCTTTGGAACTGTAAGTGTAACGTCAAAAATACTGATAAGCCGGTTACTGATAATACCGATTTAAAAGATGTACCGGCAGCTGCCGGTCTCGAAGGTAATCCGTATTATACCAACGAAATATTTTCAAACAAACATCCTTATTTTAGCCGGGTCAATAAACACATACCGGATGTGGGTGTGTTGTACAATTCGGACGATGTAGTATATTTAAACAGGGTTGAAAAAGGAATAAAATATCAGCTTCATTATAATGCTCAATCTGAGTTTGACACGGAAAACAAACCATATTTGCAATATATTAAAAAAGCCGGTTATGAAAACGTCAAATTTCTACCGACAATAAACTCTGAAGATGAAGTAGAACTAAGAAAACGCTATTTTGGAAAGTACTGGAAAGGGAGAAAATCACCCGATTGTTATGCCGACGGGATATTCATTGAGCTGAAACATGCCGAAAATAAAGGTCGAAAAACAAGAAGAAATATAATTGATCATATTGGCGATGCTGCAAAAAAAGCCGATGTAGTAATACTCAGGTCTGAAAAACTGCTTGATTTCAATCAAATTGCAATATCACAATTCAATAGTTATTCAAACTTACAGCGAATTATTTTCTTTTTCAAAGAAGAAATGTTCGACTTTGTTCCGTAAAAAATACGAATGGCAAACACAACCGAAGCTATATTTGCCATAAGGCGTCCACGAGCGCATCGTAGACACCACAAAAGTAATATATATTTTTATAAATTGTTCTATGGATGGAAAATATTTTGCTGAACACCTATTAAACATGAGCGATGAGGCGAAACGATTTATCGACGATGATGCACCTGTAATAATGGGTAAAATAGCGCGTGACGTGTTCACTGAGAACTTTCAGAACGAAGGCTTTACCGACACGGCTAACGAGTCATGGGAAGAAGTAAAACGTCGCTTAAATCCAAAAATAACCGGGGCTAAAGCTTCACGTCCAATTCTAACAGGCGACACCGGCGATTTGGGTATGAGTATTGAATATCAAAAAACTGCCGATGGTGAAACTACCATTGTATCCGACAAGAAGTATTCTAAAGCCCACAACGAAGGAACTACAACCGCCGGACGTAACCGGAACGTAACAATACCTAAACGCCAGTTCATTGGCGACAGCACCAAAGTTGACAACCAGGTACTCGAAGAATTTGAACGGAAGCTAACGGATTTAGACAAAAATACCTGAGCAGATCTGCTCAGGTATTTTTTTTAAACATCAATCGGTTTCGAGTAAACGCATATCAGCAATTTTGGTGGAGCCTGTACGCCATTCATCAACCGAAAACGCCTTACACCTAAATCTAAGCCCCTATTTATTGAATACTCTATTTTGATGTTTATTCTATATTTGGCATTTTCATAATAGTTTTTGACACCTCATCATCCAAATCATCAACAAGAAGGGTATAACTCAACTCATTACTAACTTCAAAACTTATATCAAACTCAGTACCATAACTAACTTTTAGATTAAGCTCTTTATCAATTACCAACTTCCTATATTTGTTTCTGAAATAATATTTACCATTCCTATGCATATAATACTCAAACTTATCTTTTGTAGGTCTATTTTGAGTATTATATTTAATCGCTTTTGTGTCAACTTTTTTACCTAAGATATACACATCCACGCTTTTCCATTTACAATCTTCCATAATCAATAGATTAAATTTTATTATATTCTTCAATTATCAACTCGTAAGCATTGATTAAAACATCATGAGTACTTATCATTTCGTAGGCATCTGCAAAATTTCTGACACCTATATAGTCAATATCTTTTTGAGTTATCTGTTTATTGACATACTGCATACAAAGTCTAACTTCATATTTATATATATACAACATCGATTTTATTGTTTCAATACGTTGTTTATCGTACTCTTTACCTTCAATTGTTACCATTTCTTTGCAAATATAATTAAAAACCCAAAATCGCCATACAACATAGAAATAAAACGCCATTAAAACGGGCGTTAATTTCCCTGTTATATGTCAGTTTTAAAAGCCACAACCGTCACTTCAATCTTCTTGCTTACAACGACTCGTCCGCTGCCTTCGCAAAGTTCGCATAGTTTTATTTCAGCTTCGGTTTGCCTCAAAACATCCCATACCGGGAATTCTATCAACCGGCCTGTACCTTCGCATTTTTTGCACACCTCAATAATAGGGTGCATATACCTGTTTGTAATCATATTAAAGATATTTTATAATATTATTGATTTGTTCCGGAGTTTTATTTTGAGCAATCAGGTTTGATGCCTGCTTTGAAAAATCTATAAATACTTTTTCAGTTAGTCCCAAACGCTCCGAATAAGTATGATACCAAATTCTATATCGTTTTGTATCTATTCCTTTAGTTCTCGTATCTAAAAACCATGCGCCTATACTCTGTATTTCGCTTGTTTTATCAGATGTAAGCCGGCAACGATCATATTCTTCAAATTTCCAATAACTTGGTATTTCCAAAGCTCTAAAAGCATCTCCGCAAAGCTTTTCGAGTTCTGCAATAGTGCGCTCCTGGCGGCGTCCCCAAGTGGAGCGTGATTGTGGGTTCATGTAAAATAAAATGTTTTTCCACTACCACTACCAAAACGTTGTTGTTTAACTACCGTAATAAAAGGAAAGTCTGATTTTGAAACCTGATCTAACGCCTCCTTAATTGGAGCTGCATTAGTAAAAAATTTACGTTCAACACCTTCGTGTTTTACTTTTACTACATATCTGTTTTCACCATGTCGAGTCTTAACTCCTTTTTCAAAATCAAGTATTTCAACCTCACAATTAATCAACTCTTCTATCGAAATAACAGGCACTACAAAAATGTTTTTATCAGTCCCTGTTGTTATGTTGAATTCTGAGAATCGTTTCATTTCTAAGTATCTTTTTTAATAAGTTTTTTGAATCGCAACGCTTAGCCCATCCGAGCCAAGGAGCTATTTTAATTTTATATTCTTTGTCTGTTAACTGCTTTATTTTATTTAGCTTCGCAGCTCTACGACAAAACCGTTTTTTTATTGTTTTTCGCATCAAAACATGCGTGTGGTAAAACTTGTACCCAACGAAGTCAATACCTCGAGATTCGACAGGAAATACCTGATAATTACTCTTTATATTTACTTTCAGGTTTGTTGTCAGATAAGTATCTATATCTTTAAATAATTTATGTAGATAAGGTTTATTTTCGCTTAAAATAACGATATCATCTGCATATCTGTAATAGTATTTTACTCGCTTTTCTTCCTTCAACCAGTGGTCAAAGTAAGACAAATACAGATTTGCAAAGAACTGAGATAGATAATTGCCAATTGGTACGCCAGGAGCACTATCAATTATTTCATCAATCAGATAAAGCAGTTTATTGTCTTTCAATTTTCGACGGACAATAACTTTCAAAACCTCATGATCAATAGTTGGATAAAACTTCTTTATATCGAGTTTAAGACAGTATTTTGTACATTCAGCATCTTTTAAGTCGCGCTTTACATCTTTCAAAACAGCGTGTATTCCACGCCCTTTTATGCATGAATATGTGTGGTGTACAAACACCGATATCCATATTGGTTCAAGTATATTCATAATGGCATGATGTACAACTCGGTCTCTGAATGGCAATCTGAATATTTCGCGTTCTTTTGGGTCATATATTTTAAACACGCTGTATTCCGAAGTTTTATATGTTCCGGCTGTTAACTCATTGTAAAGCTGTTCAATGTTGCTTTCAACATTTCTTTCAAAAATTTTGACACCATATTGCCCGGACTTTCCTTTCCGGGCTTTTTGGTATGCAAGCATCAAATTATCTTTTGTGACTACTTTGTCAAATAAATTGTTTATTCTTTTCATAAGCCTGGCTTTCAAAAATGGAGCTTTCTCGTTTGATACTAACACCGGTTGAAAGATTAGTTGTTTTTTGCTAAGAAGCAAGGTTTTTGCCTTTTCATTTACCAGTTGAGAACTGGAACCTGCATTCGAATTCGTATTATCGTAATTCGTATCGTTCAAACCGAACGCTGAAGCAGAACCAGCGAAGGCAAACAACCTAATTTTATTACCCTAATTGAACGCCCCTCCAAACATCAACAAATTGCCTGGCTGAATATTCTGCCGTTTCTTCGTCAATATTTTGCAGGCGAGAACCGGAACCCGCAGTCGAAACCGTAACATCGCAACCCGAACCGCGCAAACCGAACGCCGAAGCAGACATTATAAACCATGGTCGCCATTTCAATTCATTACGATTGTCCCAATCAGGCTTTTTACCACCGTTTAAAGCTTCAGTAACTACAACTGCATTATATTGACTTTCAAAATACTCTCTCAAATCTTCAGGCACATTCGTGAAGTCTACTTTTGGTCTGCCTGTAGCCTCAAATGCATCTTCTACAGTTTTGATTTTTTCTAAATTTGGATTTTTTTTCATGATGTAAATTTTTAATTTGATTATAATGATAACATATCTCTGAATTCATTATTAAATTTTTCACCGGCAATCTTAGCTTTTTTACTGTCAACAAAAGCCAGGCGAGAACCGGAACCCGCATACGAAAACGTAAGATCGTAAGTCGCAGCGCGCAAACCGAACGCCGAAGCAGAACCGTTATTTATAAAATAAGGATAATGACGATATTCATCCGCATTGTATATGTCAAATCTTTTACCTCCATTAAGAGCCTCAGCAATAACTACACATTTGTATGTAGCTTTGAAAAATTCGCGTAAATCTTCAGGCACACAATCAAATTCAGGTACTGAAGGACGATCGGTTACTTTTAGAGCATCTTCTAAGGTATTGATGCGCTCTTCAATTGGAAGGAAAAATTCCACTCCAAACTTTTTTTCAAGAGCTGTTTTAAACTCTTGTGGTGAGTTTGGATAAAGCTGTAAAGCTAATTCACCACTAATCTCAATGTTTTGTTTCATAAGTTTTTTATTTTAAAAATTAATAATTAGTTAATCCGGACTGACGCTTCAGTTTATTCCGGTTGGTCGTCACGTAGCGGGTCAATGCTGCGTGACTGTAGATTATTCTTCGTACTTATACACGTCCATCACAGGAGTTTCAGTTATCGACACAAATTTGTAGTCGGCCATAGAACCCTTCATCCCTTTTTCAACGCCTTCCAATGCTTCTTTAAGACTGCAAGACTGTACATACATAGTAGCAGGTGTCATTTTTTCAATTCCTTTATCTTCATCCAGCGTAACAAAAGCAACTTTAGCCCGATACCATTTATCTCCATCTTCGTTGAAAAACAGTTCCGCTATTCGCTACCTACGCACGTTTGACACTTGAAACTCACCACTAATAAAAGGCTTCATCTCTTTAATAATACGCGATTCAGCCTCGGTAAATGATAGTGCATCCACCAAATAAGATTCGGCTACAGTCACAATTTTACCTTCTTCAGCTGTTTTCTGATACTTAATTTTACACTCAAACCATGTGTGCATAATAATAATTTTTTATAGGGTTATTAATTCGTCAGTCCATCGCTATGGTTGCTGATTTGCATCTATGCAGGTGGTCAAACCTGCATAGCTTGGTTATTTATAAAAAATATATTTTTCTTCGCAGTAAATACAATCGTTTTCTTTGCAGTATTTTTCAACTGCTTTACGGGTTTTAAAATCCTTTGTTTTGCCATTTTTAAGCTTAAAATGATGTATTTCATCCTCAACTATTTTAATAGGCACAAAGCGCGTTTGAGTATTGAACCTTTTCATTTTAGAATAGTGTTGGATGTTGATTAGCTGATTTCTGAGGTAAAAACAACTGATGTTCTACCGGAGCATCCAAATAGCGACTAATACTATAGATACGTCCATTTTTAAAGTACATTTTCACATCCGAAGCATGTAGTAAATCTTTGCCACTGTCCGGGCTTCCTTTAGAACTACCAAAGTCAACAATGCAAATGCACAATAATCGGTTTGAGAAGCGTTTGCGAAGCTCGCGAAGTTGATTGAATGTAAAACCCATGTATTTAACCGAGTCGATAACTACAAGTCTGTAGTAGTTCTTTTCGATAACCGTACACATTTCGTCAAATGTCATTGCATCGGCTACATACAACTTCAAAGCATCAATATTGAAGTTGTTTAACCTGTCCTAAATAGTTTTATTCGCTCCTTCTTCGTGCGAATTATAAAATGATTTTCCGAAGTTCTTTGCAAAATAGTTCGCAAATTGTATCAGGAAAACCGATTTACCTGAACCGCTTTCGCCATAGCACATCATGGTAAATTTGCGCTCAGGTTTTCCCATGAGTTTTGTGTAAAACTCATTCAATTCAAGCGTATGAAATTTTTTATCTTTCAACGATTTAACACTAAAAATTTTCTTTTTTGCCATTGGTGGTGTATTTAATTCGTTTTTCACTTATCCGTTTGCTTCATCAGTTTGGTTATCGCCGAGCTCGAAACGCCCCATTTCGCTATTACTTCATCTTCGATTACTTCGTATCTCAATCCATCGTTCCAGCGTTTATTAAAGTACTTTCGTATATCATTGTCACGGTTCTTTTTGCCTTCGATAACTCGTTTGTCTTTGATTATCGGCATACGGGTTGTGGTTTGATTGTTATTACTCTCTTTTATCTTCTTTCCATTTCTTCACTATCGCTATTTTTTCCTGAAGTTCTTCTTTGCTCATTTCTCCAATGGTTTTATTCCAGTGTTCGCGACAATAAGCATTGATATTATCATAATGTGGTCGCTTTGGATTATCATTCTTTCTGAAGTGATGGTATTTGCTTTCAGCAAACGAGAACCACAATTTCCAACGCATACGAGTCATTGCAGCTTCAAGTAATTCGTTGGATTTTTCCGGGGTTACATTGATTGCATTCATTCAAATATCATTTTAGATTCTTCGTCATTTATTCGTTTTACCTCTCTTTGCATGGCTGCATTTGTAGGATATTTATTATAAGTAGCCCAGGAGTGACTACCTGTCATAAATGTTATCTTTAGTTCATCTTTATGAACTCGCATCAAAGTGTATCCGGCCTTTATAAGCTTCATTCTGTCGTAGTTTGTCATAACATATAGTTTTATAGTAGTTCAAATTCTTCAGGAGTAATCTGGCTCAAATCAACGCCCATGCGTTCGGCTCTTTTAATGGCTTTGTCGGCTTCTTCGTAGTTCCACCAACGTGCAGATGCCAAATCAATTACTTTGCGGTTTTTAATGCCTTTTTCATCGCAAAAAGCAGCTATATCATCGGTACTTATATTGTCGATACGAAACACCGAAATACGGCGCGCAAATGTGGTATATATGTTGCTGTTTTCGCGGGTAGGATACCATTTGTAGTTAAATCCTCCTGTGGTTTCGTAGGCTCTACATTCCAATCCGGCTATTTTACCAATCCGGGTCATTACTTCGGTAATACCAACTATCACTATGCTTAATAAGCCTTCGGTAGCAGTTCGCAAATTCTTCATATCTTTAAAGAATGAATTACGCGCCACTTCACTTTCGTCAACTATAAGTATCGGATTAGTGTCGGCTTTTTCTTCAACCATGGCAATTATTTTATCCATAAGATAAGACGTAGAAAAACGAAGGCGTTTTCGATCAAGTTTTGCACCCATTTCGGTAGCCACTTCGTACAGGAATCTATTCCATGTCATTTCTTTTCGGTCGACCTTCACATAGTAGCAGCTTTCGTTTTCTTCAGCAAATTTTCGGAACACGATAGACTTTCCAACACCTGTATTACCAACTACAAGGCGCATGTCGCTCATTTTTTTACCCGAAGCTGCTATGTTCCACATTTTATTGAACTGACGTGTTGAAACTAAATCATCTTCTCCCATATAGTCGCGTAAACTATCGTAAATCACATTCAGCAACTTATCGCTAAATGTCTTTTTATCCCGGAGTAATTCTGAAATAGTTCCTTCCGAACGTCCCGTTATTCGTGAAATCTCGGCAGGTTTCAGGCTCTTTTTTTCCATTAAGCTTTTCAGCTTATCGCGCAACGATGCCTGTTTTGCGCTAATTTTAATTTGTGTCATAGGTGTAATTTGTTAGTTAGTTATTTTTTATCTCAATTTTATGTATTTCGCCTGTGTCCGGATCAACATATTCCCGGTATTGTTTCGCTTCGCAGAATTTCTTCGCGGCATCAGTAAATCCTTCGTATCTTTCTGCTTTAGCGGTTTGTTCATCTTCAAGTAATGCCGATTTATCATACCGTCCTACCACTTTGCGCTCATTTTCCATGGCTTCGCTCATTGGGCGACGTTTACCGGTTAGCATCTCATTACCAAGCGCATTAATACGCTCAAAGTCCGGGTGTCGTTCAATGCTATTTTTTATACCTGCATTAATCTCTTTAGCCTTTTGCTCAACCCTGTACTGAAGCGCCATAAAGTTGTTTAGCGTTGCTTTCTGATCAGCCGTTTCAGCTATATATGCTGTGTTGGTTTTAAGTCCCCAAACACCAAGATAAGTACCATCGTGCGCATATACAGGAGCCGGCTCACCGCCGTTCAATATGTATATCTTCATTTTGTTAGCCGTTACCGAGTCAAGCGGTATGTAAGTAAATATCTTTTCTGCCATCTCACGTTGTTCCGGAGTATCTATACTTGGGAAATAAGTGTAAGCCTTTGTTTTATGCTCAATGTCAATGCCGTTAATGGTCAATTTCTTTTCATGAATAGTTCCACACAACACACACAACTGGCTATAAGAAAGCTTTGGCATATAGCTTTCTTTTTCTTCCCATAATTCAAATGGAGTTTTATTACAAGGTTTTTTCTCAAGCGTTTCAATCACACGTTCATTCCACGCCTTCATCCCTTCGCCTTTCGCCCACTCCATAGCTATTGCAGCACTACGGGCATGTTGTTTACCAATGTTTTCACGCTTTTCAGATGCTCTTGAATTAGGACTTAATGCTGTACGGTTCTGACCGCTGTAACCCTTTAGGAAGCGGGTAATATCATTGTCGAACATGTTGAACATCGATTCAATTGTTTTCGCCCTGGCATTACCGGTAATGGATGGATAAAGTTTCACTTCATTCGCTTCGCACCAACGTTCCAGTTCTTTCCATGCCGGCCCGCGGTCGCAATGAATGATAGCCGGCTTGTAACCGGTTTCACGAATTCCCATAAGTATGGCTTCTTTTACTGCGTAGAATGGCTCTTTTACACCTATAAGTGTTGATACACCAACCATACGAAGCGTAGCAACGTCAGCGATCTTAATTGCGTAAATATGCTGTCTAACGGTTCCTTTTGACTCTACGTTTTCGTTCTGAGCAGTACCGTCAATTACCCAAACATGGTTTTTCTTTTCAGGTAAATCACGGCTTACAGATGGTATATTGTTCAATCTAAATGTAACCGCATCAGTTTTCTCCAAAGAATTTGGATTTTTAAGAGGTGCAAGCAACTGGTAAAGCCGGGCTTCGGTTGGAGGATTAAAATTACCAGATTCATCCATCCACCATCCGTTTTGTTTGCCCCATTCAACCCATTTACGGTGAAGCGTTGGAACGCTCTGATTTGTGCCGTTAATGTGCCAGTAGGCTACAATATTAAATTGTTCAGGTGTTATTTTTCCTGCATTGCTATTGTTTAATCGCTTAACTTGTATTATATCTTGTGGCTTTTTGCCATTTTCCATAGCTAAAATCACATCATCAAACCATTTGTTGAACCGAACCTCCGATTGAGGTACCTTAATTTCCAGTTTGATATTATTGAGCGATGTAAGCAGGTTCATCCTGAAGCTTCTAAGAAGTACTTCACAACGCTTCGCATCAGCTTCGCTACTTTTTATATTCTTCGCAAAATCGGCTATCCATTGTACCAGTGCACATTGTTTTGCATAGCCTTTTACTGAGTTTGAGTGTAATCCTAAATCCAAATAAGCAGCTGTGTAAACTGTGTAGTGGGTATTCATATACATCTCAATAGTTGACCGTATAAAAGGCTCATTTATTTGAAGTGATTCTGCTGTAAACTCAACAGCCAATGGTGCGCAATCTTCGCCCAGTAAAGTCATATCGTTCAACAAATGCTTATACTCGCGTGTAATGTCAGCAAATTTCTCTAATACCTTATCGCGACTAACGCGCGTGAGGCTGTCAACAAATACCCATTTAGTTCCATCAATCTTCACATCCGCCAACCGACCTTTGCGCTTCTGAGACCTATACGAGTCGCTCGTAAAGATTTGCTTCATAAGCAATGCCTTTTGGTTTATCATCAACCTACCTGAATGGTCAACATAAAGTGTTTGCATAATCATCAATTTTATTTTTTTTGAACCCTACCGGGGAAACGATCCCCGATTAATTCCAAATAGGGTTAGTCTAAAAGAGTTACTTTTATTTCGGTAAAAATCATACTTACGCAATTATTTTTCAGTTCATCAGGTATAAATCCAAGAAGCATTTCGTTTAATTGCTGACTGTTAATCTCATTGACTTCATCCAATTCAATAACTTTGTTCTTTCTGTCAAAAGCTCCAAGTATGAGTAATTCATAAAACTCATCTTCGAGCAGTTCCACTTCTTTACATTGCTTAACCTCTGTTTCTACTACAGCGTTAAATGATACTATTGCCTTTCTTGATTCCATAAATTATAAGCTTGATATATTTAAAACTATAGGTTCCCATTTATTGGACACTTCAGAGCGTTTATAAAACTCTAAGCGCATTTTACTATCAACAGGCTGGAAACTTTCTTTAAATAGCCTGATTGCCTCCACCCAACGAGGGTCAGTAAACAATGATTCTTTAGCGTAAAGAGTCTGAATTCGCGACAGCTCCAGTTTGCCTTCTTTGTTCTTTTCAATAAGTCCGAGAATAACCTCAAACATTTCTTTATCACGTTTTTTGAGCACATCAAAAAGAAAATCTTTCAATAACTCTTCAGCCTTTACAGCACGTTCATCCCAATCACATGTTGTCGAATATCTATACACAACTTTATATTTTCCATCGTCAGTTTTAAGGGTAAATCCACCCTTCGAATTAGAGCGGATTGCACCATACTCGTTCAACTTTTCGCGCATTTCTTCAAGAATAGTTGTAGAGTTAGAGAAGAATGTAGTTAGGATTGTATTCAACTTAATAGCTTTGCGAACCAATCGCGAAGTATTCGACTCTACATATTTTTCATATTCCGCACGTTTACGGTTCATTTCGGCTATTTGCTCCTTTTTACGTTCAGCTAAATAGACTTCTAATTCTTTGGTTGTCATTTGGTCAACCGTTTTTACTGTTGTTGTTTCCATATTGTTAGTTTTTATTTGGATAAATATTGAATTCAGGAACTGATTCGCCAAAGAACTCCGGAAATGCTTTTACAAGTTTATTTTTGTTGGAGTTATCAGCATCGTAAAACAATTGTTTTAAACCTGTATAAAAAGAACCCTCATTGGTTCTTATGCCATTATGCATCTGCATAAAAATGCTTTGTTTTTCTTCATTCATATATGTACTTTTACTTGGTTTCTAAATAGTAAATTCATAAGTATTCTATGATCAACTTCAGCATACAATACTTCAACCCAATCACCATTAAAATTATAGACAACATATATATTAAGACTTTCAATTTTTTCCTTGACACGATCAAATGAACGCAATGAAATTGTCAAGCTTTTACGTGGAGTTTCTCGAAGATAATCGCGATAAATAGAGAGTGTAATGATTGCCATACCAAATCCAAATGCATACAATGAATATCTATCCATTACGATTCCTGAAATAAAGCTACCTATACTAAATACAGATGTTATACACATAAATACTATATAACATGTTTTAAAAAAGTGTTTTGTCATACGTTTACAGATTTATTTGTTTGTACTAATTCGTAATATTTTGTCGCAGCTTGTTCTACAATAGGCTTTATCTTTCTGTTTCCATTCAACATCTGCCTTACTGTTGTCTCACTGTAAGCTTTTCCACCAGTTTCTTCTGCTATTTTGTTGGCTATTTGCATAATTCGGCTGGTATCTCCATGTTGTTTTTTTGATTGAATTTCTTGCAGGTTCATAATTTTATGTACTTTTGTATTGTTATTCGGTGCAAATATCGAAATAAGTTACGAATAAAACAAACAAAAACGAATATTATTTCGATTTAAATCGAAATATTTTACGATTATGGAAGAAATTACGGATATATCAAATAGAATAAGTGATTTAGTGGATTATTTTGCCGATGGTAAAAACACTAAATTTGCTGAACTCATAGATACAAGTGAGGCCAATATCCGAAATTACAGAAATGGGAAAATGCCAAAATTCGACTTCATTAAGAAAGTATGCGAACGCCTCGAAATAAGTTACGAATGGTTTATATCCGGAAAAGGAAAGATGTTTAACAAAAACACTATTCCGAATGTAGAAAAAAATGATATAATGGTTTTAAATGAAAAAACAGCTAAATACAAAACCATTGAAAAACAGATTATACCAATTTACAACCTAAAAGCGGCTGCCGGTTTAGTTTCATTGTTCCAATCTCCATCATCATTTATACCAGTTGATTATATTTCGTTACCTAATCTTGGTAAAGTTGACGGTGGGTTATATGCCGTTGGAGATAGCATGTATCCATTAATTAAATCCGGCGATATAGTTGTTTATAGACAAATACATGATATTATCAATAATATTTTTCCGGGAGAGATGTACCTTTTATCTTACGATCTCGAAGGCGAAGAATACATTGTAATTAAATACATTCAATCATCAGATGTACCAGGATGTATAAAACTTGTTAGTCAAAACCAACATCATTCACCAAAAGACATCCCATTGAATAAAATAAGAGCACTCGCACAAATCAAAGCAAGTATAAGATTCAATACAATAAGATTAAACTCATGAAATAAATCATACTTTATATCATGTTAATTGGAATAATTATATATCTTTGTATTGGTGTATTCAAAGAGGATTTTACTATCCGTTAAAAGGCGAAGCGTTAAAGTTTCGCCTTTTATGTTTTTTTAATATAGTGACCGCGGTCACAAATATCGGTCACAATTTTGTGACCGGCACGGTCACGTTTTCAACCAAACCGGTCACAACTTTCAACAAAAAAGGCCTGCATAAGCAAGCCTTCGTATTGTTTTTATAAATCTTCGCAGTCATTGCATCCTATTGATTACAGCCACTTCACGTTATCTTCGCGTTTTACGCTTATAAGTTCTCATTTATTCGCCATTATCACTCATAACTTTTGTCGTCGATTATAGTTCATAAACATACATTGCTTTGTTTTTCTGCATGTTATATGTAACCGCGCGTGTTTTTTTGTTTGCTTTTTGTTTTTTGCCCCTCACCAAGTTGAATTTTCTACAATATGTGCTGAATAATATTCAAGTCCTTTTCCATAAAGTGGGTGTCCATTTCTTACTTCGTCATTTGCAGTTCCAAATCTATGTGTGTCTGGTCGAATGAACTCAA